CTTTGATATAGGACAGGATTACGCCTTCGGAAAATTTGAGAAGAAATATGGAAAGTAAAGAAATGAATTTAGAGGAGTACTGTGGTAGATTACCGAAGTGTTCACTAGTTAATAAAGAACTTAAAGAACTTAAAAAGTTACGAGGGCACTTGTATTCTTTAGCAATTACGCACCCACATCTTGTACCTTTTAAAGTAGAAGTAACATATACAGAGTATGAAAATAATGGAAATTGACTACAGAAACTATAGTGTAAAACAAATGGATGAAATTGATGATATGGCCAAGAAAGGTTGGCTTCATATTAATATGCCAATGCTAGTAGAATTAACTGCTGTAGAGGAACAAAAGGTAGTAGTAACTAGTAAAGGACCTTTCATCTACTATAAGTATGATACTAACGTATAAAGAGTTTCATAAGATAACATTTCCGGCGTACCTGCTTCCCAACGATAATTGGTACTCAGAGGATGGATTACTCTTTCAAGATAATAGAATTTTAGACGATAAGAATATGTCTGGGGAAACTTTAGGAATACGCAGACTTCAAACTTATTTTAAATCATTACACCCACTAAGAAAAGCAGTAGATACTCCTACCGCTTTAATAAAGTGCGGCTGTAGTTACTTCATTGATTCCTTAGGTAAATGTTTTATATACGAGAAAACTTTATTTTGCAAGGTAAAATATTATAGTATAAAAGAAATAGAATATAAAGAAAATCTTTGTGTTCTTAGGGTTAACGGCATTAAGTTCGCCTTCACAATACCCAGACCTCCCAAAGCTGAGCATGTCTGGGTAGGAATATTACATCTAGGAGACTCTCCCTGGCTATTATACGAATATGCTGGAGAAAAGCTCAAGACTAAAAATAGGAAGGTATAATGAAGGCGGTACTTAGTAACAGAATATATATGGAAGTTACTGTCGAATACCGTAAGTGGTTAAATGACGAATTAACATACGTTATTCCATCGTACAATCCACATGAACCACCTACGGTCATGAAAAATATGGCACGTATTAGAGATAACTTAGTTTCTATGCCTATCGGATGTATGAAATACATACCAGATGACTATGAAATAGTAGATAAACGATTGTTTCATCCTACGGAATTTCCTGAGTTTAAGTTCACTCTCCGGGATAGCCAACAGTTGGTTTATAACTCAGTGGATGATAATTGTATAATTAACGCTGACCCCAGTTGGGGAAAGACATTTACAGGATTAGCTATAGCGGCTAAATTAGGCCAAAAAACATTAGTAGTAACTCATACTGTAAACCTGCGTAATCAATGGGCAAAAGAGGTATTAAAAACCTCCGGAATTAAGCCTGGAATTATAGGAAGCGGAAAGCTAGAACTTGACGCACCTATCGTAATTGGTAATACCCAGACTCTATACCGTAACATCCCGTTGATAAGAAAAGAATTTGGCACAATCATACTTGATGAAATGCACCACGTATCGGCGCCGTCCTTCTCTCGTATAATTGATTCAAATTATGCTCGCTATAAGATAGGATTATCTGCTACAATTGAAAGAAAAGACGGAAAACATGTAGTATTTAGAGATTACTTTGGGGATATGGTATATAAACCTCCTAGGGAAAACTACATGGTTCCCTCCGTGGATATAATTCGTACCAATATAAGATTTCCAGATGGTGCTAGAACTCCTTGGGCTAATAGAGTTACGGCATTAACAAGCAATAATGAGTATAGACATTTAATCGCTATAATAGCATCTGCATATGCGGCTAAGGGACATAAAGTACTAGTAGTATGTGATAGAACTGCATTTCTTGAAGCAGTTACAGAGTTAATTGGAGATAAAGCGATATGTGTAATAGGTAGAGTAGATCAAGATGAGAGAGATAGACTACAAGACTTAATAATATCAGGGGGAAAAGAAATCCTATGTGGTACTCAGGCTATATATGCTGAAGGAATTAATATACCTCCTTTATCTTGTTTAATATTGGCTACTCCTGTAAATAATGACCCTCTACTTAAACAGTTGATAGGTAGGGTAACTAGAGAAGTGGAGGGTAAGCTAGACCCTAAAGCAGTAGATTTACATTTATTAGGAAATACTGCTCGTCGACAAGCCTCCGCTAGAATAGGTTATTATATGAAGGAAGGATACCACATCCAAGAAATAACTTATTAGAAAATAATTCTTGACAAGAACCTTATTTTTTGGTATAATATATTACAGTTTTTTGAAAGAAAGGATTATTTTTGGAGTGTTAAGATATAACTGGCAAAGAATTTTTAATCAAGCGAATGGAAGCGCAGTAGAGTGTTATCGTATATTTAAAATGGTAGCACTACGAGAAATTCCCAAAAATACGTATGACCCTATATACAAATATATTCAGACGAATTTCAGGGGAGAATCCTTTTTAAAGCACCCGGAAGTGCTTCTCTACAATTCATACCGATTCAATCGTAGAGATTTTTGTATATATGTAGCATTGGCCTCTCAAAGGTCTTACGCCGCGTATCAATCATCGGATACCTTAACACTAGAGTTAATACATTCGCGTATTGACCCTAGAGTTCATTTAGACAACATTAAATTACTACCCGTAAAGGACGGTCTAATACACTTTCCATACGAGGAAGACACAGCAACAGAGGAAATAAAATAGCATGGGAATGTCATTTAACGAAAGCGCCGGTGGCGCAATAAAATCAGAAGTTAATTCTTACAAATACGAAAATGGAACTAATACTCTACGTATTGTAGGAGAAATCCTGCCAAGATACATTTATTGGATTGAGGGGGAGAATAAGAAAAATATTCCGTTTGAAGCTCTATGTTTCAATCGTGAAGCAGAAGCATTTCTTAATCAGGAAAAGGATTGGCCTAAAGAGTTCTATCCAGATATGAGTTGCAGTTGGGGTTATGTAACTCAAATCGTAATTGAGGATGAGTCTGCCGAATGTGGGTATTCAACTCAAGTTCTAAACTTGAAGAAAAAGTATTGGGAGCAAGTTCGTACAGCAGCTAAGAAGTTGGGCGACCCTACTGATTTTAAAACTGGTTGGGACTTACACATTATACGTAAGAAAACCGGCCCTCTACCTATTAATATAGAGTACCAACTTGATGCATTAGAATGTTCGAATCGTCCATTGAACGAAGGCGAACTAGAAGCAATCAAAGACCTTAAACCTATTGACGAAGTAATGGTTCGTCCGACTCCAGACGCTCAGAAAGAGTTACTGGAACGTTTAGCTAAAGGTAATACAGAAGAAACGGATGAAGAAACTATAGAAAAGGATTTTAAAGTAGAGTAATCCGCCCCAGCAGGTGCAGCATTCGTTGTACCTGCTGATTTTTTCGCCCTAATAAAGGAGCAAATGAGTGAAAACTATAAAAGAATGTGAGAGTCTGACTAATCCTCAGCTTTTGGCCGAGATAAAAAATAGAAATACTCTAATAAAGTTGAGTAGCTTCAGGTCAGACATCTTGAAAAAAGAGGTAGAACAGCTCTGGAAGTTACTAAGAGGTATGAGGAATGAAGCAATGGTTTAAACGCTGGTTTTGCAATCATTTGTATGAAGTAGAAGTTCCTTGGAAACAACCCTTCTATTCTAGAGGTATAGTTGTTTGGTATTGTACTAAATGTAATAAACGTATAAATTCAGACTTTGAATGGGAACCACTTAATGATATTGTTCACCGCTGATTGGCACATTAAACTAGGGCAGAAAAACGTACCTAAGGCTTGGGCGTTGAATCGTTATCGAATGTTTTTCAAACAAGTCCACGCAATCCAGTGCGATACGCACATAATCGGCGGTGATGTATTTGACCGTATACCGACCTTAGAAGAAGAAGCACTTTACTATGAATTTATTCGTGGAGTAAAAGTGCATACAATTATTTTTGACGGAAATCATGAAGCGACCAGAAAAAATAGAACATTTTTTACAACACTTAAAGACACTACACACCAACTTAACCCACTAGTAGAGATTATAGACTATTCTACCACAATAGATAATAAATATGGGATTTTACCTTATGCGGACTTACACAGAAAAGGCTCCATTGAACAGATGGATTCTACTAAACCGCTATTTACACACGTTCGGGGTGAAATTCCTCCACACGTTAAACCAGAAGTTGATTTGGCACGATTCAGGAGATTTCCTATTATATTCGCAGGAGATCTGCACGCCCATTCCAACTCACAGGGAAACATCGTATACCCCGGGAGCCCTCTTACTACATCTTTCCACCGTAATAGAGTCACAACAGGATTTATAGTTATTAATGAATTTACTTGGGTTTGGGATTGGCACGAATTTAAGCTACCTCAATTAATTAGAAAAACTGTATCTGACCCTGCGGAAATGGTCGCAACCGACTATGATCATACTATTTATGAGCTAGAAGGCGATATGCAGGAATTAGCAGTTGTCAAGAACTCAGATTTATTAGATAAGAAAGTTATTAAAAGAAGTTCAGAAACAGCTTTGATACTTAATAATGCTATGACAATTTCCGACGAATTAGCGGAATATTTACTATATATTTTAATGTTAGATAGTAGTAAAGTGATGAATATTATGGGAACATTTCATGACTACGTCCCGAAGTATTGAAATAGGTAAAGTTGCCTATGATTTAAAAGAATTTTTAGAATGGGTGAAACATTATGAAACTATTGGTAAAGTAGCAGCTAGCTTAGGTTGTAGAATAATAGACATACAAATAGCTTTAAATTATACACTACCTGGGTGGAATAGACGTCCAGGAGATACATTGGCAGAAAAACTTAATGATTATACTTGAAACCTTACGTTGGTCTTATTGCTTTAGCTATGGACCAGATAACGTAATACACTTGAATAAAAACATCCTTACTCAAATTATTGGAACTAACGGTAAGGGTAAATCTTCGATTCCATTAATTTTGGAAGAAGTTTTGTATAATAAAAATTCAAAAGGAACTAAGAAAGCATCAATACCCAATAGATATGAAAACAAAGGATATTGGATAAATCTAGTATTTACAAGAGATGAAGACCAGTACGAAATCGATGTAAATAGAAGAAACAGTATTAAAGTGAAGCTTTTTAGAAATGGCGAAGATATTAGCAGTCATACAGCTACAGGTACTTACAAGACTATTCAAGGAATAATGGGGATGGATTTTAAAACATTCTCTCAAATAGTATATCAAAATACAAATGCTAGCTTACAATTTTTGACTGCAACCGATACTAACCGTAAAAAGTTTCTTATTGACTTACTGCACTTAGAAGAATATGTAAAAATATTCGAAGTATTTAAGTTAGCAGCTAAGAATCTAGTATCAGAAACGGTAGGGTATACAGCACAGATAGCTACTATAGAAAAATGGTTGGCCGATAATAAATTGACCGATACCAACATACTACCTATGCTAAATTTAGAAATTGATACGGAAGAAGATGAGAAAGGAGTAGAGAGATTAACGACACAAATTGCAAATATCTCGCAGAAAAATAAAAAAATCTCACAGAATAATCAATTTAAACAACTATTAGAAAAAGTCAATTTACAAGAAGCTGAAGCTATAAAGGTAACTAGTCATGAAAGTTATGATAAATTACAGGGTGAACTAGGATTACATCAAAATAATGTAATAATACATAGACAAATAATAGAAAAAATAAGAAAATTAGGTAGAAAATGTCATGTTTGTGAACAATCTATAAGTGAAGAATTTAAAATAGAACTTAAAGAAATTTCAAAAGCCAGAAAAATAGAAGCGGAACAATCCGTAATAAAGATTAAGGAGAAAATAAGTGAAATTAAACAAAGAAACACTGATTTTGCAAGGAAAGTCAGGATTGAAAAAGATTGGGGAGACCTTTACCGCAGCATCGACTTGGATTTATCATCGCAGTTATTGGACGGTGTTGAGCTTGGACGAAGCCTTCTTTGCGTTAAGGCAAAACTACAGTCTGCTAAAAAGAAATTATCAGACCTCGCTAGAGAAAACCAAAGAAGAGTAAAGCAGAATACTCGAATTCAAGTAATATTAGAGCAGACTGATTCTTTCATAGAGCAGTTGAAAGAAGCCGAAGAATCTTTAAGTAACCAAGCAATGTTACTATCCAATCTTGAGGTGTTGAAAAAAGCTTTTAGCACCAATGGGTTGCTTGCTTATAAAATAGAAAATATGGTCAAGGATTTAGAAGGGCTGGTTAATACATATTTGGCCGATTTATCCGATGGTAAATTCACACTAGAGTTTGTAATTAATAACGATAAACTAGATGTACAGATTACTGATGATGGTAATATTGTAGATATTCTTGAACTCTCTACAGGAGAACTAGCTCGTGTAAATACAGCTACTCTACTAGCTATTCGTAGACTTATGAGTAGTATTTCTAAGTCTAAAATCAATGTATTATTTTTGGACGAAGTAATTAGTGTACTAGATGATGAAGGTAAAGAGAGAATAGTAGAAATACTATTAGAAGAAAAAGGGTTGAATACTTATGCAGTAGCACACGCTTGGACACACCCATTATTAGAAAAAATTATAGTACATAAAGAAAACAAAATGAGTTACCTGGAGACATAATTTGACGAAAAATGAGTATATATTAACATGTATAATAGAAGAGTGTGCTGAGATTCAGCATAGAATATGTAAAATATTAAGTTTTGGGCTAAAAGAAAAGAGAAAGAAAATACCAAATAAAACTTTATTAGAAAGTGAAATAATGGATTTAATGTACTTATTAGATATTGCAGGAAAGGAGGGTCTTATAGATTTACTTTCCTGGGAAGATAATGATAAAGCGTTAGAAGCCGGCTGGTTAAAAAAATTCAACAAGATTAATAGATATGAGGAGGCTAAGATATGAGTCATGCTTATGCAGAACGACTAAGGACAGCGGGCAGTGTTAGTAAAGATGAACTATTACAGATAAATAGGAGACGAGGCATGAGTTTTGGAGGATTGTTACCCCAAAGAGAAAATACTTGGGAACGTTTCAATAGATAT